GTCTGGCACCATCCATCACAGCGATAAAGGCTCTCAGTATGTGTCACTGGCCTATACGGAGCGACTAAAAGAAGCCGGATTACTGGCATCAACAGGGAGTACAGGCGACTCGTATGACAACGCGATGGCTGAGAGCATCAATGGTCTTTACAAAGCGGAGGTAATACACCGTAAGAGCTGGAAAAACCGTGCAGAAGTGGAACTGGCCACACTAACGTGGGTGGACTGGTATAACAATCGACGATTGCTGGGAAGGCTGGGCCATACTCCTCCGGCAGAAGCAGAAAAAGCTTATTATGCTTCCATCGGAAACGATGATCTGGCAGCCTGAGTTCACAGATAAAACACTCTCCAGGAAACCCGGGGCGGTTCAATGATCTGAAACTGCAGACTGCGCAGGATTCAGACAATGGATTTTCGGCGCTTGAACAGGCGCTGCTGCGGTATATCGCCGCCGGTCTTGGCGTTTCCTACGAACAGTTGTCCCGGGATTACTCGAAGGTCAGTTATTCAAGTGCCCGCGCCTCCGCCAATGAGTCGTGGCGCTATTTTATGGGACGACGAAAATTTATTGCGTCCCGGCTGGCCACGCAGATGTTTTCCTGCTGGCTGGAAGAGGCACTTCTTCGGGGGATTATTCGTCCGCCACGGGCGCGTTTTGATTTTTATCAGGCGCGATCAGCCTGGTCACGGGCTGAGTGGATTGGAGCCGGAAGAATGGCCATTGACGGGCTCAAGGAAGTCCAGGAATCAGTGATGCGCATTGAGGCCGGACTGAGCACGTATGAGAAAGAGCTGGCGCTGATGGGCGAGGATTATCAGGACATTTTCCGCCAGCAGGTCAGGGAATCTGCTGAGCGACAAAAAGCCGGACTCTCACGTCCGGTGTGGATAGCGCAGGCGTATGAGCAGCAGATAGCGGAGAGTCGCAGGCCGGAAGAGGAGACAACACCACGTGAGACGTAATCTTTCACACATTATTGCCGCAGCATTCAATGAACCGCTGCTTCTGGAGCCCGCCTATGCGCGGGTTTTCTTTTGCGCGCTCGGGCGCGAGATGGGGGCATCAAGTCTTTCGGTACCACAACAGCAGGTACAGTTTGATGCTCCCGGAATGCTGGCTGAAACGGACGAGTACATGGCCGGAGGTAAACGACCGGCCCGTGTTTACCGGGTGGTGAACGGTATTGCTGTACTGCCGGTGACCGGCACGCTGGTGCACCGGCTGGGGGGTATGCGGCCATTTTCCGGAATGACAGGCTATGACGGCATTGTCGCCTGTCTTCAGCAGGCAATGGCGGATAGCCAGGTGCGGGGCGTACTGCTGGACATTGACAGTCCGGGCGGGCAGGCCGCCGGCGCGTTTGACTGCGCTGACATGATTTACCGCCTCCGTCAGCAGAAGCCGGTCTGGGCACTGTGCAATGACACGGCCTGCTCTGCAGCCATGCTGCTGGCGTCGGCCTGCTCCCGACGGCTGGTTACCCAGACATCCCGTATCGGCTCCATTGGCGTGATGATGAGCCATGTCAGCTATGCCGGTCATCTGGCGCAGGCCGGTGTTGATATCACGCTGATTTACTCAGGGGCGCACAAGGTGGATGGCAATCAGTTTGAAGCGTTGCCGGCAGAGGTTCGCCAGGACATGCAACAGCGCATTGATGCGGCGCGCCGGATGTTTGCTGAAAAAGTAGCGATGTATACCGGTCTGTCTGTTGATGCTGTCACGGGAACAGAGGCCGCCGTTTTTGAAGGTCAGTCCGGCATTGAGGCCGGGCTGGCGGATGAATTAATCAATGCGTCGGATGCCATCAGTGTGATGGCCACGGCGCTGAACAGTAATGTCAGAGGAGGCACTATGCCGCAATTAACTGCAACGGAAGCCGCCGCGCAGGAGAACCAGCGAGTGATGGGGATCCTGACATGCCAGGAAGCGAAAGGACGTGAACAGCTTGCCACGATGCTGGCAGGACAACAGGGCATGAGCGTTGAACAGGCCCGGGCGATTCTGGCCGCGGCGGCACCACAGCAGCCGGTGGCATCCGCGCAGAGTGAAGCCGATCGCATTATGGCGTGTGAAGAAGCGAAAGGTCGTGAACAACTGGCGGCAACGCTGGCGGCGATGCCGGAGATGACGGTGGAAAAAGCCCGCCCGATCCTGGCTGCTTCACCGCAGGCGGATGCCGGACCCTCACTCCGTGATCAGATCATGGCACTGGATGAGGCAAAAGGGGCTGAGGCGCAGGCTGAACAGCTGGCTGCCTGCCCGGGAATGACTGTGGAGAGCGCCCGGGCTGTGCTGGCTGCGGGATCAGGTAAGGCAGAACCGGTCTCTGCATCCACAACCGCCATGTTTGAACGCATCATGGCGAACCATTCACCGGCAGCGGTACAGGGTGGCGTGCCACAGACGTCAGCAGACGGTGATGCGGACGTGAAAATGCTCATGGCCATGCCATGAAGCCAGTGCTGACCATCAACAGGAGGTTTTTACAATATGGTGACGAAAACTATCACTGAACAGCGTGCGGAAATACGTATTTTTGCCGGTAATGATCCGGCTCATACCGCCACAGGCAGCAGCGGGATTTCCTCGGCAACACCGGCACTGACGCCCCTGATGCTGGATGAGGCCACCGGGAAACTGGTGGTCTGGGACGGACAAAAAGCCGGTAGTGCGGTTGGCATACTGGTACTGCCGCTTGAAGGCACAGAGACGGCGCTGACCTATTACAAGTCGGGGACCTTTGCGACGGAGGCAATCCGCTGGCCTGAAAGTGTGGATGAACACAAAAAGGCCAAACGCCTTTGCCGGCAGTGCCCTGAGTCACGCGGCGCTGCCGTAACACGTTATCAGGCCACCGCGGTGGCCTGACTGATTTCTGAATGAAAGGAACTGATTTATGGGATTGTTTACGACCCGCCAGTTACTCGGTTATACCGAACAAAAAGTGAAATTTCGTGCGCTGTTTCTGGAGCTGTTTTTCCGCCGTACGGTGAATTTCCATACCGAAGAGGTGATGCTGGACAAAATTACCGGAAAAACGCCGGTGGCGGCCTATGTTTCCCCGGTTGTTGAAGGAAAAGTGCTGCGTCATCGTGGTGGTGAAACCCGCGTGTTACGTCCGGGCTACGTCAAGCCGAAACACGAATTTAATTACCAGCAGGCGGTTGAGCGTCTTCCCGGTGAAGATCCGGCTCAGCTGAACGACCCGGCCTACCGTCGTCTGCGTATCATCACTGATAACCTCAAACAGGAAGAGCACGCCATTGTCCAGGTGGAAGAAATGCAGGCGGTGAATGCCGTGCTGTATGGCAAATACACGATGGAAGGAGACCAGTTCGAGAAAATTGAGGTCGATTTTGGCAGGTCGACGAAGAATAACATCACTCAGGGTAGTGGTAAGGAGTGGTCAAAACAGGATCGTGACACGTTCGATCCTACACATGATCTTGACCTCTACTGCGACCAGGCCAGCGGTCTTGTGAATATTGCCATTATGGACGGTACCGTCTGGCGTCTGCTGAATGGCTTTAAATTGTTCCGCGAAAAACTGGATACCCGTCGCGGCTCTAATTCGCAACTCGAAACAGCGGTGAAAGACCTGGGCGCGGTGGTGTCCTTCAAAGGGTATTACGGCGATCTGGCCATTGTGGTGGCAAAAACGTCTTATGTGGCAGAGGACGGTACCGAAAAACGTTATCTGCCTGAGGGCTCGCTGGTCCTGGGGAATACGGCAGCAGAGGGCATTCGTTGCTATGGTGCCATTCAGGATGCGCAGGCGTTGTCCGAAGGTGTGGTGGCCTCTTCCCGTTATCCGAAACACTGGCTGACGGTAGGGGATCCCGCCCGTGAATTTACCATGACGCAGTCCGCGCCGCTGATGGTGTTGCCGGACCCGGATGAGTTTGTGGTGGTACAGGTGAAATAATCCGTGAGCGGGGGCGAAATGCCCCCGTGTCTTTTTTCACAGGGGGATGATATGGCAACGAAAGAGCAAAATCTGAAACGGCTTGATGAACTGGCCCTGATTCTGGGGCGTGAGCCGGATATATCCGGGAGTGCCGCAGAGATAGCGCAGCGGGTGGCAGAATGGGAAGAGGAAATGCAGTCATCCGGCGATGATGTACAGGTTATGAATATGGATATCCGGGAGAGGGAAAACGCGGCTCATGATGTTCGTGAGGAAACATCCGGCGCGTTAACG